TTATCAAACAGTGCCTGTTAGATATGGTGATGTTAACCGTATGGCTGCTCATATTGTAAAGGAAAATAGTGAAAACACTATGAATAGTACTCCTTTTATAAGTTGTTATGTTACTGGATTAGAGACTGCACCACAAAGTAGAACTTATTCTCAATTTGAAGAAACTGTTCCAGTTTATGAAAAAAAATATAATGAAGTTACTGGAAGTTATGAAAATGAAGTAGGAAACGTATATAGTATTAAAAGACACCAACCAGTTCCTTATACACTTACTATGCAAGTTGATTTATGGACCAGTAATACTGAGCAAAAGCTACAAATATTAGAACAAATACTTGTATTATTTAATCCAACACTTAATATACACACGTCTGATAATCCATTAGATTGGAGTAGTTTAAGTTACGTTGAATTAATCAGTAGTACATGGAGCATGAGAACTATACCAAGTGGCATTGATGATATTATTGATATTAGTACACTAACATTTCAACTACCTATTTTAATTAATCCTCCAGCTAAAGTTTTAAAAAATACAGTTATACATACCATTATTGATAATATTGAAGATGTTACTAGTAGTGATTTAGATTCTATTAGAGCAGGCGGGAGTTATTCACCATTGTTTACTAGTTATAAAATTATAACTCTAGACAATTATAAAATGAAATTTTTAGTTGACAATGCAGGAAATGCCACAGCTCAGTTATTGAACAGAGACACTAGTGCAACAGACAATAATGCACAGATATTAAATTGGGTATCAATTTTTAAACCATATGGTGAATTCAGAGATAGTATAAGCCAAATTAGATTAAAACAAACTACTGACCCATCTAATACTGCTGATGATATAATTGGTAATATTGTTGTTAATACTGGAAATTCAAATCTACTTAACATTACATTAGACGTCGATACACTACCAGCTAACACACAAGGTATTGTAGATGCCGTAATTAATCCACAAGCTAACTTTCCTGGTGATGGAACGTTAACCGCCGCAGCTGACAATGATAGATATTTGTTAACATCTGATGTAGCTGGAGGAAGTGGTTGGGGCGGCATTATAGCAACGAAACATGATATTATACAGTACAATGGAAGTAATTGGAGTGTTGTATTTGATGCTAGTCTAAATGGTACAACAGTACAACATATAACAAATACTACAACTGGCGATAAACTTAAATGGAATGGATCAGAATGGGTTAATGCGTTTGAAGGAACATACAATCCTGGCTTCTGGCGAATATATATGTAATGATAAGTGCAAGTGGGTGTTGCTTCTTGGCCCTTGATACCGGAAGAATAATGCTACAACAAAGAAGTAAGACTAGCAGTCATCCGTTAACTTGGAGTTTCTGGGGAGGAAAGTCTGAAAAGAAAGAACGTCCTATTGAAACATTATTAAGGGAATGTAACGAAGAAATGGGAATACTTCCTGATATTGAAAAAGTATATCCATTACATACTTTTCTTAGTGATGATAAAAAATTTACATATAATACATTCTGCATTACAGTATTTGAAGAGTTTATTCCTGTATGCAATGGTGAAAGTAGTGGGTATGCATGGGTAGGTATACATGCTTGGCCTAAGCCATTACATCGTGGTGCTAGAGCTGTATTAGAACAACCTGATATGGTTGAGAAAATTACAACAATATATAATCGCCAAAAGGATAAACTAGACTTACCAAATTGGTTAGACAGTTTTTAAACTTCTGGAAATAAACAATCTTCAATAAAATGTTTAACGTCAGATGCATCAAGACCAAGTGATTCCATAACTTTAGGCGTATGTGGATTTTGTTTTTGATAATGACAATATCTATTTTGTCTACGTTTTATTTGATCTGCATCATTTTTAATATTAGTGTATTTAGGTAGATGTGTAAAATACATGTCTAGATTATCTAATGCCATTGTGACAACTTGGTCCATTTCTTGTATAGTTTTAACATTACTAACTGCTACCATATGTGGTGTAAATATAGCTTCTGCCCAAGGAGGCAGTGCTCTTTCCTTTTTCCATTCTAAATTTTTAGTAGATTCTGCAAATAAATCTATCATTGGATGTGACATTGGCCAGCTAGGGCTGTAGTCATGAAATGCTCCTGTTACTTTATTTTTACCACAAATTATATCAAATCCATATATCGGTGCCGTATTATTAAAATTAGGAAAAACACAGATATGAGTCATATACAACCCTTTTGTATCTCTTGCATCTACACTATCTATATGAGCTCTTCTAAAATGGTCGCCTTTAAAAACCCGGTTAAGCCAATCAAACTCAGGGTCATCAAATGTTTCCTCACCCAACGTTGCACATTTTTTTATTATTTGTTGCTCACACTCTATCATTCTATCCCAAATTTCACTCATATATTATACCTTTAAGTTTATCAGCTAAATCATTTATCATTGCATCTGTATGGAACGGAGTTGGTGCAAACCGCAATCTTTCTGTGCCCATGTCCACTGTAGGATAATTAATTGCTTGCGCATATATATTATGATTTTCTATTAATTTATCACTTATTGACTTGCACTTTATTGGATCATTAATCATAACTGGTACAATGTGTGTGTTATTTTCTAATACCTCGATTCCATTATTATGTAATGCTATTTTTAATTTTTTAACTATTTCTTGATGTTTGTTTCGTAATTCTATACCGTTTTCGCTACGCAAGTATTTTATGGCTGCTAATGCACCAGCACAGATTACAGGACTTATACTAGTGGTGAAAATAAATCCACTTGCTACACTACGTATCGCATCTATAGCAACACCGTCTCCTGCAATATAACCGCCTTGGCAACCAAATGCTTTTCCTAATGTTCCATTAACAAAATCAACTCTGTCTTGTAGTCCTAGTTTTTCTAGATATCCTGCACCTTGTGCTCCGTATAAACCTACAGCATGCACTTCGTCAATATATGTTATTGCATTGTATTTGTCTGCTAAATCTAAAATAGCTTCAATTTCACTTACATACCCATCCATACTATACACACTTTCAAATACAATGCAAGGGGTACCTTTTATTGATTTTAAAATATCCTCTAATTCCTGTATATTATTATGTTGGAAAATATGTTTTGGGGAACCACTATGTCTTATACCAGCTATTAAACTAGCGTGATTTTTACTATCACTTATAAACTCAATATTTTCTACAATTTTACTAAGTGCTATTAGGCTCCATTCATTTGCGACATATGCACTAGTATACAGTAATGCACTGTTCTTTTTATGTAGACTAGCAATTTCATGTTCAAGTGCAACATGATAATGTGTGGTACCGCTTATATTACGTGTGCCACCACTTCCAGCACCTGTTTGACTAAGAGCTGTATGCATCGCATCACTTACTACTTTATGTTGTCCCATACCTAAATAATCATTACTACACCAGTTTACAATATTTTTAATATTATATGGTCCATACCAAATAGCATTAGGATAATCACCACTTTCTCTTAATATGTCATTAAAAATGCGATAATTTCCAGACTGCTTTAGTTGATCAATTTTATTTTGGAAGGTTTTTATGGGTATCATTTAGCACCGTTTCTTTTGTTATATTTAGTTTTAATTGACTTGGCCTGATTTTATGTTATAATATGGTAAAAGGAGTTCTAATATGCATATTGTTACAGGTGCCAGTGGATTTATTGGTAGTAATATGGTACAACATTTAAACCGTATGGGACATAATGATATTTTATGTGTTGATACATTAAACAGTGAAAAAGTAAAAAATCTCCAAGGGCTCCAGTTCATTGATTTTATAAGTCCTAGTGAATTATTAACACAACAATTGGATGATTGTACATTGTGGCATTTAGGTGCTAATAGTAAAACTAGTAGTGACGACTGGGAAAGCATTTACAATTCCAATGTGGTATATACTAGAAAGCTATTGAGTAAATTTAATGATGTAGTTTTTGCTAGTAGTGCTAGTGTGTATGGAGACAATACTGATACTTCAGAGCATCCTAATAACGAGTCACCTAAAAACATGTATGCTGCTACTAAAATGATGTGTGATAATATGATTCGTTCATCACAAACAGGAAAACGACAGAGTTGGAGATTCTTTAACGTTTATGGCAATAGAGAATCACATAAAATAGAAGTACAGCAAGCTAGTCCATACACTAACTTTACACATCAAGCAAAAACTACAGGAGTTATTAAACTATTTACTAATAGTAAAGATGTATTTCGCGACTTCATCTGTATTGACGATGTAGTGAGTATAATGTATGATGTGCATGAACGCACAGATAATAACTTTATTAGTAATTTAGGAACTGGGAAAGTGTTTAGTTTTCAGCAATGGGGAGAGTTATTGGCTAATAAGTATAATGCAGAAATAGAATATATCGAAATGCCAGACAGCCTTAAAAATATATATCAAATGTATACATGTAGTGATAATGAAAAACTAGGACATTTGCTAGATTATATTTGGGAGGATTTACGAGTACCATATCAGTTTTTAACACCAGAAGAATATATCGAGGATAATTTATGAAAGTATTAGTGTTTGGTGATGTGATCGTCGACAAATA